CCGTACGGGCCTCGACGTGCGACACCGCTCGAGTGGGAACGAGGGCTAGGGTTTCCAGATGGTTACACAGCAATCGCAAAGCAAGCGATGCAAGAAATGCGGATCGTAGCTGACGGGCCGCGCTACAAGGCGCTCGGCAACTCGATGGCCGTCCCGGTGATGCGCTGGATCGGGGAGCGGATTCAGAGGGTGGACAGCCTGGACAGCCAGGATCCAGCACAGGAGCGGGGATGACGAGGGGAGCAGACGCGTGCTGAGGGTGCGGCCGTACACCGTGAAGCGCGCGATCCCGTTCGTGCGGCGGGTGCATCGACGCTTGCCAGCCGTGCAGGGCGCCATGTGGGCCGTCAGCGCGCGCCGTGGTGACGACGTGATCGGCGTGGCCCTTGTCGGCTCTCCAGCAAGAGCCTGGAACGAGGACGACGCCACCCTGTGCGTCCTCAGAGTCGCCGTCATTGAGGGGCACAAGAACGCCTGCTCCATGCTGTACGGCGCATGCTCGCGCGCCGCGAAGGGCATGGGCGCCGAGAACCTGGTGACCTACACGCATCTGGATGAGGAAGGGGTCAGTCTGCGCGCGGCCGGGTGGATTGACGGCGGGTTGACCGACGGCGGGGAGTGGGACCGCGAGGGGCGCCCGCGCCAGCTCGCGCTCGACCCGCTGCAAAAACGTCGGTGGTGGGCGCCGTGGAGTAAGCGAGCGCTGAAAGGGGAGCAGACGCGATGAGCCGTGATCCGCAGACCCCAAGCGGAAGGGAGCGCAGACGAGATGAGCGACCAGCGGTATGGGGGAGGCATGAGCGAGCGAGAGCGAGCCGAACTACATCAGCGAATCATGAACCTGCGCGCCGACCAGGCTGGGCTACAGCCACATCTCCACTGCGCCTGGCCTACCGGGACGGGCATCGTGATGCTCGACACGCGGCGGCGGAACTGGTTGCGGCCCTCCCTGTGGTCGGAGACGTTAGCGCGGCACAAGAGATCGTCGCCCTCAACAAGCAGTTGACCAAGGCGCAGCAACAGCGGGACCAGATACTGGCGCTACTCGACCGCCTTGTCATGACCACGAGGGAGCTGGAGTCAGCGCGTCCGTTCGATGAATGGGTAGATGCTCGGGCCAAGCGGACTAAGGCGATAAACGCAGCCGAGCGGGTGCTGGCCGCGCTCGCGAAGGAGACCCCCAATGGCAAGTAACCCCGAGGACGTGATCGCCGACATCGTGCAGCAGATGCGGACCCGCGCGATGGTCGCCGGACAGGCCAGTCTCGAAGAACGGGACGACGCGCTGCGAGAGGCGCAGGAGCACGAGGCGTACTTCCTGACGACTGCATGCGATGCGCTCGAAGCCGAGGTAGCCCGTCTGACCGCCGCGCAGGCCACCCCGCCCGCGAATCCCACTCCGCAGGGACCACTGACGTGCGAGTCGTGCGGCGCATCGGATGTCTACCGCTGCGGCTGTTACTGGCAGGATGTGGACGACCCGATCCAGGCATTGTTGGCGTGGGAACCAGCCGCATCGCCCGTCCCGGTGGCCCCCGCATCCTCCCGTCCACAGGAGCGGGCGTGATGGCCAAGAAACCGCGTTGCCCTCGGTGCGGGTCGGACAGCCGAGTACCGGATCTGGTGTGGACGTCATGCTCGCATCCGTGGCACCAGATGGCTGCATCCCCCGCGCCAGCGCAGGAGCCGTGCGTGTGGCGGGACAGCCGCATCGGACACATCGCCGGATGCGGCGCCGCGCTCAGCGACGACGAGAAGCGTCTGGGTCCGGATCATCGCTGGAAGTGGTGTCCGCACTGCGGCAAGCCCCTCACCCTCGCGCCACCCTCCACCCCCAGCCGGGAGGATCACTCCGGCGACGGGTCTCGATGATGCCGCGCTCGCGCCGCCTGTCGGGCGATCTCCGAGCGGCGCTCGGGGCTGAGACTGCGTGCGCGGGCCTGCGCGGCCTGCTGGTGCTGCGTCTCGCCCTGCGCGTAGCGGGTGAGCCAGCGTACGGCGAGATCGGCGAGGGCGCGGTCGCTCCCGGCCCGCTCGAGAGCGATCCGGTAGACCGCCGATGGGACGCGCAGGCGCCAGTCCATCAGTCCTCCTGTCGTCGGATCTCGCCGTCCCGCAGCATCTGCCACGCCCGGCGGCGGTCGGGGCAGATCATCGGTGTCCATGACCTACCGTCCTTCCACGTGGGCCGCGTAGGCGGCGAGGATCGCATCGCGGACCGGCTCCGTCTCGGCGACGTCCGCCTGCGGCCGGAGCAGCGCGTAGCTGCGGCGTTCCCCGTTGACGGCGTACTGACGTGCGGGGAACGTGACGTTTCGGCCACCGCCGCCCCGGCGCTCCCAGATGCCGAAGCCAATCAGCTTCATGCCCTCGAGCAGGCCATCGGTGAAGTGCAGTTCGGCGTCCGCAAGCTTCCCCTGCGGGTTGCCCTTGTCGTTCGGGGTAATTCGGATAATCACGTTGACGCTCCTTGGTGTTGGCGCTGTGCTGCGCCCGCTCATCGGTGTTCAGGCAGCTTCAATCTAGCGAGTCTGCCGCTCGACCACGATGGACGGCCAGCTCTGCGGCCCCATCAGTGCCCGCATCTCAGTTACCGCCGTCCGCAGCGCTGCGTCTGCCGCGCGCTTGGTCGTGGGCGCCGGAGCGTGGCGCTGCGCCCGAGCGATGATCTCATCGGCGAGGTGGTCGATGGCGCTGTAGCCGGGGAGGAGGCGGTAGGTGTAGGTCGTCATGATGTCTCTCCGAAGAGGGTGGCGGCGCCAGTGCCGCAATCGATGTAGAGAGTATCGCATGCTCGATGCGTGCGCGCAAGCATAAAGTGACGAGCCGATGAAGATTTTTGAAGAAAAGGCGAAAGCAGCACTGAGGCAGACCCGCCGCCGCCGGGAGAAGGTCGCCTGTCCCTACTGCGGCCACCTGGATAGCCTCGTCCAGCCTCACCGGCCGACGATCGTCGAAGCCCTCCGGGGCTACGTCCGCTACCGGGTCTGCACCGGCTGTCACGCCCAGTACACCTCCACCGAGCGCGCCGATCCGATCGTGTCGTCGCAGACGACTGAGCCGCCGCGATAATATCCACAATCCCGCGTCAAGAGGAATGTCATGTCCCGACACGGCGTTTCAGGGTCTTCCCGCCGGCACCCTCTTCCACTCGCCACCAATCACAGGCGTAATACACCTTGTGAGTGCTTGGGCGCGCGCACTGTAGCGCCCACGAACCCGACGCAGAGCGGCGCGTGGCACTCCGCCACGCAGAGCGCCGCGGCGGACACTCCCAGGAGCCACGCCCATCAGCAGCCCCACGCTCGATAGCCTGACGCTCCGAGTAACCGCCGAACAGATCGCTGCGGCTGCGCTCCCCGCTATCGGTCGCCCCACGCTCGAACGCGACCCCGATACCGTCCAGAAACTCCTCGCCGCCCTCGCCGACGGCAACTACCGCCAGACCGCCTGTCGCATCGCAGGAATTGCACCGCAAACGCTCTATAACGCCATCAAGCGGGCCGATAGCGGAGACGCAGCCGCAATCGCCTTCGTAGAGGCTGTTGAAAAGGCTGAAGCCTCCGCAGAAGGGCAGATCGTCCAGCAGTGGCGCAGCGCGATCAACGCAGGCCCACAGTACTGGGCTGCAGCCGCCACATTCCTTGAGCGGAAAGCGCCTGATCGCTGGGGACGACGCCAAGACGATGCGAGCGCGCCACGCGTGGTGGTGCAGATCGGCGCACGGGACAGCGACATCAGCGTGAGCGTGAGCGCACCCCGTACAGACGACGCGGAAGTTAACGCAATCCCCTATTATCAGAACCAAACAGATAGCGAAGGCCAGCACGCTCAGGCACTTACAGCCACGCCTCCACCGGCTTTCGCTGGCGAAAGTCAGGGGCGAAAGTCCATCAGCGCGCAGCGAAAGTCGGATCCCGCCCAGGGCAGGCGCGGGAACCCCCGAGGGACCCACCCGGGCGGGCGGGCGGCTGTCCCGGTGCGCAGGGCGGGGGCGGGGAAAGGGCGTGTGACGGGGGCGGGCGCAGAAAAAGGAGAGGCGTAATGGAGACGCATCTGCTCGCCTCGTGCTGCTGGTGCGGGTCGCCGTTTGTGCGGGGGCTGGTAACGGTCGGCGGGCTGGTGCCGTGGGTGTGTCCGACGGAGGCGTGTTGGCGGCGGCAGGTGGCGCACGCGATGTTCACGCATCTGAAGGGGAAGGACCGGCGGTGTCGGTTTGTGCCCTTGCCCCGGCAGGTGGAAGCGGCGGAACTGCTGCAGCGGGTGGATGGCCCGACGTACGTGCTGATGGGGGGCGCGGCGGGGGGGAGCAAGTCGAAGGGGCTGCGGGAGCTGGCGCATGCGGCGTGTATGACGACGCCGGGGTACCGGGTGCTGCTGCTGCGGCGGACGTACAAGGAGTTGGAGCAGACGCATCTGCGGGACTTGGAGATCGAGGCGCCAGAGATGGGCGCGGTGGCGGTGCCGAGCGCGAAGGTGTGTCGGTATCCGAACGGGTCGATCCTGCAGTGTGGGCACTGTGAGACGGCGGCGGACGCGGGGAACTACCTGTCAGCGGAATACGACCTGATCATATTTGACGAGTTGGTGACATTCGAGGAGACGCCGTTTCTGCTGATTAGCTCGCGGGCGCGGTCGAGCAAGCCGGGGGTCGCGCCGAAGATTCTCTGCGGCACGAATCCTGGGGGGCCGCAGAGTCACTGGGTGCGGGCGCGGTTCATCGACAAGAGTGTGGACCGCACGGAGTATCCGGACTACGACCCTGCGGAGTGGGCGTTCATCCCGTCGAAGCTGGAAGACAACCCGTATCTGGATCAGCAGTACGAGCGGAAGCTGCTGGCGTTGCCGCCGGAGATGCGGAAGGCGTACCGGGACGGGGATTGGGACATCTTCCCCGGCCAGTACTTCCCCGAGTGGCGGAAGGGTGTGCATGTCACGCGGGAGCATCGGGTGATCGCGCCGGACGTGCCGCGGGTGCTGTCGTTCGACTGGGGCTATGTGAACTACGGCGTGTGCCTCTGGTGGGCGTTGGTGGACGGAAAGGCGTATCTCGAAGAGGAGTACGTGTTCAAGTTGACGTTGGCGTCGGAGGTCGGGAAGGAGATTGCGCGGCGGTGCAAGGACCGCGGGCTGTCGGCGATCAAGTACCTCGTGTACGACACGGCGATGGAGATCCCGAACAACGATTCGGGGGAGTCGACGATTGAGACGGTACGCCGCGGGATGCGGGCGGGGGGCCTGTCTGTGGGCACGCGGCCGGCGGACAAGGACCGGATCAACGGCTGGCAGCGCGTACGCCATTGGCTGCACGCCGCGCCGGACGGGGCGCCCTGGTTACAGGTGTCACCGCTCTGCACGTACACGGCTCGGACGCTGCCGTCGCTGGTGAGTGATGCGAGTCGCCCGGAGGATGTGGATACCGACGGGGAGGATCACGCGGCGGATGCGCTGCGGTACTTCGTGATGTCCCGCCCGACGCCGGGGACGGTCACGAAAAGCACCACGGCGCAGGAATGGACGATGGGCTGGCTGAAGGCGCGGACGCAGACGCCGACGGGCATTCTGGCGGGGCGTGAGGTGCGCGTTGGCTGAGCGCCAGGTGCTACCGTTGGCGGCGATGGATCGGGAGCAGTGGCGGGGCGAGCTCGCGAAGGCCCGCGATCTGCGGAAGAAAGCGCAGATCTGGTGGGACGCCAACCTGAAAGCCTACGCCCCGCAGCTCTCGGACGACCCGACGCAATACGGCGCGTTGCTGAACACGAACCGCGATTTCACGCTGGTCGAGCGGAAAAAGGCGGATCTGTTCTACCAGCAGCCGGACATCGAAGCGATTCCCTCGCCGCTCAGCGAGGATACGAACCAGCGCGCGACACTCGGGATTCACACCGCGATTCTGAATCACAAGCTCGGGCTGACCGGCGAGGACGTGAAGGATCTCTACAGCCGGTTGTTGTTCGACGTGCTCTGCACGGCGGGGACGGGCTTCTCGGTGATGGGGTATGAAGCCGCGACGGTGCCGGTGGAGACGCAGCAGCCGGTGGGGGAGCAGGCCGCGCCGGGGTCGGTGCTGGGTCTGTCGACCACACCCGTGATGGAAACGGTGACGGTGGCTGTCCCGATTCATGAGGCGTTCTTCTGGCGCTACCTCTCACCGAAGCAGATGCTGATTCCCTCAGGGTTCCGCTCGACCCGCTGGGACGATGCGCCGTACCTCGGGTATGATTTCGAGTGGCCGCTGGCGGTCGTGAAGGCCAAAGGCTGGGTGCCGTCGGATTTCGAGGGGGGACCGTCGCAGGACGAACTCTACTTCGACTACGGCGGCGGGAGTCGGCTGTCGGAGGCGGTCGCGCGGGGGTCGGTGATCTGGTACAAGTCGCACCTCTATCGTCCCGATCGGCCGCATCCCCAGCACCTGTCCGTGCTGATCTTCCTCGAGGGGGTCGACGAGCCGGTGGAGCATCGCGACTCCCCGTACCAGACGATCGATCCGCAGACCGGGAAGCTGACGCCGGATTCCCTGATTGGGTTCCCGATTCATCCGCTGACGATCCGCGTGTTGTCGGATGCCGCGATGGTGCCCTCGGACTGCACCGTGTCGCGGCCGTTGGTGAACGAACTCAATCGGTTCCGCGGCCAGATGGTGGAGCAGCGGGACGCGACGATCCTGCGGTACGCCTACAACACGGACCTGTTGCCCACGGATGCGTTGGCGAAGATCGTCCGGTCCCCGGTGGGTGGGATGATCGGGCTGCCGGGGGAAGCGTTCGTCGCCGACGGTGCGATCAAGGAACTGCCGCACGGCACGTTCCCGCGCGAGAACTTCTCGTTCAACGACTACCTCGATAACGACCTCGCCCGGACGCATGCGCTCGACGCGAACCAGGCGGGGAGTTCGGACGGGGGGAGTCAGACGGCGACGGAAGCGAGCCTGCGCCAGAGCAACGCGAATGCCCGCTTGGGGTTTGAGCGCGGGATCGTGCTCGATCACTACCTCCGTGGGATCACGAAGTACTCCACGCTGCTGCAGCGGTTCCTCTCAGTGGCGGATGCCGCCGCGATCGTCGGGCCGCAGAAGGCGCAGGTGTGGGACGGCTGGCGGCACCAGGTGTCCGCGGCGGTCGCGTTTACGGCGATGCCTGACGCGGCGCTGCGGCACGATCTCGCGGCGGAGCAGAAGCGCGTGCTCGATGAATACACGTACTTTGCTAACGACCCGAACATCAACCGCCGGGAGCTGTTGCTGCATATCGCGCCGAAGCTGCATCTGCCGGAGCGGGTGATTGCCGCGCAACCGCCGGCGAAGAGTCCGGAGCCGACGAAACCCTCATTTGCGTTCAGCGGCGAGGATCTGAACCCGCTCAATCCGCAGTACGCGGTCGTGATGGCGATCCTGCAGCAGAGCGGGTACCAGATTCCACCCGAGGTGATTCAGGAATCGCAGCAGGCGGCGATGAATCAGGTGTTGGCGCAGCGCATCCCCTCGACGGCGAGCGGACATCCCGCCGCCGTGCAGACGGAGCACGGCGGGAAGGTGGCGCAGGCGGAAAGCCTCGACAAGCACCAGACCGACCGGACGGGCGGCATGCATGCGACGGGGGATCTGGTGGCGGGGAATGCGGGAGGGCTCCAGTGACCTGTGAGCGGTGCGGGAAGGATCTCCAGATTGGTGAGTGGCCGTTCTGCGGGGGGATTCATCAGCACGGGTTCCCATCGATGAGCGTCCAGGCGGACGAGATCCCCGGTGGATTCGTGCAGGAACATTTCGGCCCGACGCCGGAAGTGTTCTATTCCAAGTCCGCGATGGCGCGACGCGCGAAGGAACTCGGCCTGGAGCCGATGGTGCGGCATGTCGGGACCGCCGGTGGGGACAAGAGCCCACACACGACGAGGTGGATATGAGCGTGCTCTACACGCCGCACGGCGCGGTGAATCTCTCACGGGAAGAGATCGACATCCCGCCGGACTACCTGAAGATGCTGCTCGTGCTGGCGGATACGTCCGCCACGATTCGGATCGGCCTGCACTGTACGAAGTGCAAGCAGGACATCCGAGGCGCGAACAGCATCAGTGACGGCATCCTCAGGGCGGAGTGCGGCTGTCGCACCTTCCGGGGGACCAACCCGATGCGAACGGGGCGGACGCACTGATGTCCTGCACCTGTGACACGCCGCGCTGGATCACGCAGCCGAGTGGGCGCGTGGTCTGCGAAGGCTGCGGGGCACGCCCGGACCCGATGACGGTGACGCAGGAGCGACCGTGACATAGCGCACGTTTGACCTGATGGCTGGCTCGCGGCTGATCCCCGCGAGGACGACTGCAACCCTAGCAGGCCACGGGACAAAGGGACGCAACGGAGAGGGGCCGGAGCTGATCGCACGACATCGTGCGGCGGTTGCCGGCCCCTTTTCGTTGATGTCCCCCGTTTGGGCCGGCGCACCACACGCGCCACGAGGAAGGACCGATGGACGCCACGATCGACACCACGCCGAGTGTATCCGCCGAGACGAGTCCGGCTGCGCCTGCCACAAGTGCGCCGTCTGCGTCGGAGCCACAGAGCCAGCGCCCCACGTCATTCGCCGAAGCGTTTGCGCGGGACGCCGCCAGCCAGTCCGAGACGCCTGCTGCACCGACGGAGACGGCCGCCACAGCGCCGGCAGCAGACCCCGCACTGGACGGCGCGAAGCCAGCAGGGCCAATTCCGTTCGACGCGCACAAGACCGCGCTTGAAAACGCGCGGGTCAAGGAGCGCGAACGGGTCACGCAGGAGCTCGAGCAGCAGTACGGCTGGGCGAAGACGCTCGATCGCGCGGTGGTCGAACAGGGCCACCAGATCGGGAAGCTCTACACGGAGGACCGACCGGGCTTCATCCGGCAAGTTCTCGCGGAAGCCCTCGCCACGCCCGATCTCGCCCCGATGGTGCGATCGGAAGCGGCGCGGGTGCTCGCCAGCCGCACCCCACAGACGCCCGCCGTCGACCTCTCGCCGGATATTCCCGTCGTGGATGACACGGGCCGCGTGGTCGCGCAGACCTTCTCCGCCGATCGCGTGAAGCAGATCGTCGATCACGCGGTGCAGGCGGCGCTGGGGAAGGAACTGCAACCGCTGAAGCAGGACTACGAAAGTCGGCAACAGCGGGAGCAGCAAGCGAAGGCGGACGCCGCGCTGCAGTCCACGGTGAGCACGATGTTCGACACGCTTACCCAGACGCTGCCGGGGTTTTCCGACCACATGGCCGAGATCGCGAAGGTGATGGAAAGCATTCCCGGCGATCCGGTGTTGGCCGCGCAGCAGGCGTGGCACCGCGTGGTCGGCAGCACGCTGCAGAACTCCGACCAGGTGAAAGCGCAGGCCCTGAAGGAACTCCAAACCAAGGCGGCGGCGTCGATGAGTGCCGTGAACCCGGCCAGCGCCGCCCTGCCACCCGCTCGGCGGGTCACGTCATTTCGTGACCCCTCGCTGAAGTGGGAATAACGAAGGGACATGAGTCACATGGCCAATCCGAATCTGGGCCAGCGCGTTGCCGCGAACTGGCAGGCCGTCGTCGGCACGTCGCCGATGGACAACATTAACAATGACTACTGGCTGTTCAATCAGCTCTCGAAGGGCGAGGGCTTCCTTGGCCTCTCCGGTGGGGACTACATCACACAGCCGATCGAGTACGCGCTGAACACCACGGTCAGCTCGTACGCCGACACCGACACGATCAGCACGACCCGCGTGGACGTGTTCGACCGCATCGAGGCGCAGTGGAAGGAATACGCCGGCACGGCGATCATGTCCGACCTCGAAGCGGATCGGAACGACGGGGAAGGCAAGCTGTTCGGCCTGCTCCCAGCGAAGCTGGAGAACCTGAAGAACGCCATGCGGTCGGCGATCAACACCGACCTCTTCGGCGATGGCACCAGCAACAACTCGAAGGTGATCGGCGGCCTGCAGTACCTCGTCTCGGCCACCCCGACTGCCTCCACGTCGGTCCTCGCGATCAACGGCGGGACGTTCGCGTTCTGGCGCAACCAGCAGACCTCGGGCGCCAAGACGACCACGATCTACGACAACCTCCGCGCGTCGATGCGGAGCATCTACAACCTCTGCTCCAACGGCATGGCGGACGACCATCCGAACGTGGCCGTCACCGATCGCACGACGTTCGAGGGCTACGAAGGGCTGCTGCTCGCGAACGAGCGGTTCACGTCGAAGGCTGAAGCCGACGGCGGGTTCAAGAACGAGATCCTGAAGTTCAAGGGTTGCAAGCTCTCGTACGACGTGGCGTGCCCGAACGGCTCGCTGTACTTCCTGAATACGGCCTATCTGAAGCTCGCCTACAAGAAGGGCTCGTGGTTCAAGATGCTCGACTCTGTGCGGCCGGCGAACCAGACGCTGACCGTGTACCCGGTGCGGACCATGACCAACCTGATCCTCACCAACCGGCGCCGCTGCGGCGTCGTCACCTCGACCCAGAGCTAATCGAGCGGAACAGCCTGCATGGAGCAATCCCGCTCCGTGCAGGCTGACCGACTAACGAAACGAGATCACTTCGATGTCTTCTCTCTTCTTCGGGAATCCTGTCGCTGCGGGCCAGGACGGGTTCACGTCCTCGGCCACGCAGATCCACCAGCTCGGCACCCGCGCACACACGAAGGACGGCCGCACGTTCCGCTACGCCCAGGCGGGCGCGGCGGATCTCGTCGCGGGCAACCTCCTGCAGTCGGCCGCGCCGATTGCGAACCATCTCGCCAACACGCCGCCGGCGGTGGCGGTGGGCGCCACGTCGTTCACCTACACCCCCGGCAACACCGCGGGGGCCGCAAACCTCTACGCGGAAGGGTTCCTGCAGGTCGATACGACCCCCGGCAACGGCTACACCTACCAGGTGGCTGGGCACGCGGCGATCACGGCCTCCACGGCGTTCACGCTGAATCTGGTGGACCCGATTCAGGTGGCGCTCACCACGTCCTCGCGCGTGGGCCTCATCCACAACCGCTTCAAGAACGTCATCCAGTCGCCGACCACGCTCACGGCCGGTGTCGCGGGTGTCGCGCCCTACATCATCGCCACCACGCAGTACGGCTGGGTGCAGACGTGGGGCATGTGCTCGGTGCTGATCAACGGCACGCCGGCGGTCAATGCGCCGGTCGTCGCCGGTGGCACCACGGCCGGCTCGGTCGATGTGTGGACCGCAGCCGCGCAGCCGACGACCAACTTCGTCGGCCACATGGCCCAGGTCGGCGTGTCGACGAAGAACAACTTCGTCAACCTGATGATCGAGCCGTAACGAGGACGCGCGCATGGCGATCGTGCGAGACAACCCCTACATGGAGAAGGGGCCGCATCTCAGCGAGCGGGATGCGCGCCTGATCAGCGAAAAGGTCGTCGAGTGCCTCCGGGCACTCGGCGTCCTGCCCTCTCGGTTCGGTGTGGCGCTGAGCCACGAGGGGTTCTGGTTCTCCGCCGAGATCGACGGGAAGCTCGCCACGGCCCGCACCGGACAGGGGAATTTCACCTACGCCCACGTCGCCCGCGATCTCGCGCTGGCGGCGACGGACCCGGACTGGAACCGCCTGATTGTGGAGGGGCCGCATGGACAGACCGCCGCGTGATCCCGAGCAGGAAATCGGCGTGGACCACGAACAGGTCGGGATCTACACCTACGTCGCGGGTGCCCGTGGCCCGCGTGTGATCAACATCGACGGGCAGGCGTACGAGCACTGCGCGGACGACCCCGACGGCTGCTGGCTGTACCGCGCCGTCACGGAGTAACCCTCATGGCCTACACCCTGCGCGGCCGGACGGTCGCGTTCGACAACATCAAAGCCGGGAGTCCTTCCGGGAAGGAGAACCACGTCAAGGTGGGGAGTGCGCCCCCGACCGAAGTGAACGGCGGCGGCTCCAACATCAGCACGGGCAACGCGCACCCGAGCGGGAACTGCTCGGACAACTTCACCAAGGGGGTCGTGACCCCCGGCGATGAGAAGCGGAAGTAACCGTATGGACGATCCGAAAGCACGACTGAAGCGACAGGACGACACCGATGAACTCCGCGAGCAGATCGCGTCCCTGCAGGAGATGGTCAACGCCCTGCTGCAGCAGAAAGCGTCGTCGGGCGGGATTGACGCCGACACGCTGGAAGCGATCATGACGCGGGTGGCGAAGGTGTCCGCGGACGCCCAGGCGCACGCGATCAACCCGAGCAACCCCGATCACCTCCACATCAGCGCCTACAGCTATCCCGAAGGGGATCTGGTCCGTCCGCGTGCGCTGAAGTGCAAGATGTTCTGGGTCGGCTACGAAATCGACCTCGACATCACGGCCGCGCACGAGATCGAGCTGCTGAACCTCGCCACGCCGGGGACGTACACCTTCACTCGCACAGACGGGCTGCGGCGCGAGACGCTGACCATTACCGGCGAGTACGCCCCGGACGGCGTGACGTTGACGAAGCTCTATTTCGACTTCCCGGCCCGTGAGGATCGCGACTCCCTGCCGACGCTGGCGAACATGCTGCGGCAGGCGTTCAAGGTGCCCACGGAGGAACAGCGCCGGATTGCGGAACTGGAAGCGCAGTTGGCGGCGCTGCAGCCCGCGCTGGTGACGGCGTAAGGCCATGACGTTCGGGACGATCCTCGCGGACTGCTACCGGCGGCTGGACTTTCCCACGAGTCCAGACAGCAGCACGGTCACGCGCCTGAAGGCGTTTGTCAACGACGCCTATCAGGAAGTACTCGGGGAACCGGGGATGGCCGAGTGGATCGCCGCGAACACCACGCAGGTCACGTTCGCGTCCGTGGCGAGTCAGGCGCAGTACGCGATCCCCACGGCGATCGAGCGGGTGGACGGCTTGGTGGAGCGCACCACGCGGCGGCGGCTGCGGGCGCAGTCGTGGGATTGGTACCGAGCCACGCTGCCGGATCAGACCGTCATCACAGCGACCCCGACCGACTACATCCCGATCGGCTTTCAGGCGGTCGCGGTGCAACCCTCCGCCGCGACGGGGCTCTGGGCGGTGAGCACGGCCAGCGGGGATACCGCGGTCACGATCACGGTAGAGACGGTGCGGTCGGGCGGAATTGTGGCGAACAAGACGGTCACGCTCACCGGGACGACGCGGGTGCAGATCGGCACGTTCACAGATCACGTCGAGGTCACGAAAGTCTACCTGTCCGCGGCGGCGAGCGGGGATGTGAGCCTCTACGACGCGAGCAGCAACGGCACGCTGCTGGGCACGCTCCCGGCCGGGACGACGTACGGGCGGTACTTCGCGTTCGCCCTGTGGCCGACGCCGGCGGCGGCGATCACGTACTACCTCGACGGGCCGTATGCGGTGCGGGATCTGGTGGATGACAGTGACGAACCGCCGTTCCCGGCCCGCTTCCACCGGATTCTCGTGGAAGGGGCCGTACGGCGGGAGTATGAGAAGCGGGATGACGACACCCGCGCGCAGCGGGCGGAACAGCGCCGACGGGCGGTGCTGTCGGACCTGCGCTACTTCCTGACCTGTTCCCCGGACTTCCTGCCGGTGGCGAATCGCGCCGCGCGGGCGAACCCGTCGCGGCTCGGGGCGTGGTTCCCGTCGTGGAGAGGCTGACATGGGCCGGTATGTGATCCAGACGACGGACGAGCAGGACGCCGCGCTGGCGTGGCATGTCGCGAAGGGGCAGACAACCGCGGACGCAATGGTGCAGCAGGCGCTGTCGGCGGCCCTGCTGGATTACGTCGGCGCGTATCTCGCCAGTGCCAAGCAGGACGTGACCCAGGCGTTTCTCGACGCCCCGCAAGCCGTGCGGGATGACGTGTTAGCTCGCTTAACAAATCGGGCGGGGAAGCGTGGCTGATCGCGCTCGGCGGATCGTGATCGGCGACTGCCGCGGTGGGCGCAACGGCGTCGACCCGCCGTTGGCGCTCGGCGATCGGGAGTGCGTCGACGCGGTGAACGTCGAGTGGTACCACACGACGCTCGGGCGGAAGCGCAAGGGCATCTCGGCGGCGTCGACGACGTTCTCCTCGGGTGGTCCGTTTACGGGCAAGGTGTCATCCCTGTTCCGCCATGTGCCAGGCACCGATGAAGGCGCGGCGGAGCAGTGGGCCGTCGATGACGCGCTCGTGATGGGGCGCCGGGCCGGCAGTAGTTCGTTTGTGGCACCGACGCTCAAAGACAGCATCTCTGGCAACGGCTGGGATGTGGACTTTGCGACCCTCAACGGCAAGCTCTTTGTTGCGTACCCCTCGTCGTCAGGGTTCACGGCGCCGAGCGCGCCCACGGTGGCGAACACCGGCAGTGGATCGTATGGGGCGACCGCACGGTATTACCGCGTGCGCTGGATTCAGCAGGTGGGCGGCGTCACGACGCGCCGCTCTCCGGTCGGCACGTCGCAGTCCTTCACACCATCAGGCTCAGGGTCCGCCGCGCGCGTGACGCGGCCGTCCCTCCCGAGTCAGGGCGAGACGCACTGGGAGTTGGAAGTCTCGTACGACAACGTGAACTTCCGCGTGCTGTACGGCGACGGGGGCATCTTTGCGCCGATTGCGGTCGCGACGACGACCGGCGATGACAGCTCGACGTTGACGAGCACGACGCTGATCGACACGTTCACGGGTTCGGGGACGTGGACACGGCCCTCATGGGTCACGTCCGTGACCTACCTGATCGTGGGCGGGGGCGGTGCGGGTGGGGACGGCAACGGCGGCAGAGGCGGCGGTGGCGGCGGTGGAGAGGTGGTCACGGGCACCGCGTCGGGCCTCGCGTCCAGCACCTACAGCATCACGGTCGGGGCCGGCGGGACCGCGAACAGCGGCGATTGGGGCGGCAACGGCGGATCGTCGTCGTTCAACGGGGTGACCGCGGCCGGCGGCAGTGGCGGCGGCGTCGGCAATGCCGACAGCGGCGATGGGCACACGACGGGCCGGAGTGGGACGATTGGCGGTGGTGGCGGCGATCAGGGCGCAGGCGGGGCCGGATCGTCGTTCAGTGGCGGCGGGGGCGGGTCCAACGGCGGTGGTGGCGGCGCGGGCGCGGGCGGGAACGGCGCCAGCGGCCCTGGCGGCAGCACCGGCGGCGATGGGGGCACGGGCGTGTCCTCGTCCATCTCTGGATCGGCTGTGGTCTACGGCGGCGGCGGCGGCGGCGGTGGCGCGCTCGCGGCGGGCGCAGGCGGAAACGGCGGCGGCGGGGCCGGTGGGACCGGCACGGCGGGTGGGAACGCAGGCGCCGCGAATCGCGGCGGTGGTGGTGGTGGCGCGGACTTCACCGGCGGCGGCGGGGCGGGTGGATCGGGCATCGTCATCCTGAGTTATAGCGCCCCGGTTATCACCAACGCCGGTAGCAGCAACGCGGATAACACGGACCGTCTGCATGTGTGGGACGGGTCCACGGTCCGGCGTGCGGGGTTCGTGGCGCCGGGGGCGCCGAGTGCCGCGAACGCCGGATCAGGGTCGTACACCGCGACGGCGCGGTACTACCGCATCCGCTGGACGGAGCAATCCGGGGGTGTGACGATCCGCCGATCGGAAGCGGGTACTTCGGTCGCGTTTACCCCCTCGGGCAGTGGCGCGTCGGTGACGGTGACGCGGCCATCTGCGGCGAACGAAGGCGAGACGCATTGGGAGGTTGAAGGGTCGACGGATAACGTCACCTTTTACCTGCTGTCGACGGTGGTGATTGCGACGACCACGTACAGCGACAGCACCGCCCCCGGCTCGTACAGCACGGGCACGAATCTCTCGGCTGTGACGGGGACGTACACGCCACAGAAGTCCTACCGCTTCATCGCCGCGGATCAGGGCCGTCTGATCGGGTTTGGGAACTGGACGGCGACGGCGAAGCAGAACGATCTGGAAATCTCCGCGGTTGTCGGCTCGCTGAATGTGGGCGACGCAGAACGGGTCGACACGACGCAGACCTATCGCTACACGCTGGACGAGAACGACTCCGGCGCCCCGACGGGTCTGCGTGGGCCGGTATTCGGCAACTTCTACGCCTTCAAGGCGCGGCAGCTCTGGGAACTCAGCCCGACCGGGTTGACGAGCAATCCCTATCGCCGCACGCCGATCAGCAAGACCATCGGGTGCGTCCAGCGGGGCGCCTCGTGCATCGGGGAGGACGCGCAGGGCAACGCGGCGCTGTACTTCGTCTCGCATCGGGGGCTGTATCGCTACGGCGTCGGCGGGTTGGAGTACATCGGAAAGGGCATCGAGGATTACGTCATCGGCCCGACTGCGACGATCAACCTCGGCGCATCGAACGTGATCGCGTGGGTGCTCTACTACCCTCTGAAACGGCAGGTGTGGGTGGGCTGGGCGACGGGCAGCAGCAACGACCCGAACCAGACCGCGATCTACGACGTGACCACCGGCGGCTGGTCGCGCGTGCCCACCGGCGACAAGCTGGCCAACATTCGCTGCGCCGCGCTCTTCGCCAATACGCTCGGCGCGTCGATGTCGAAAGACCTGAAGCCCTATCTCGGCTCGGCCACCACGGCGAATACGCTCTACAAAGGCGACGATGACAGCGTGAACCAGGACGCCGGCACGAACTACCAGGCGTACATCGTGACGCGCCCGATTGAGCCCGGCTCTCCCGGCTACAACGGCACCGTGGGGGATGCGCTCATCCTGGCCCCGGTGAGTGCGGGCGTGACCATCACGGCGACGGCGATCCCGAACTTCGACAGCACGTACGCGAAGAGTGGGACGGCGCTATTGACCGCGACGGGGAGTGAAACGCGCGTGGTCCGACGCCTCGACGGTTCGAGCCTCGGGAATACCGCGTTCGTGCAGTACCAGATCGGCGACGTGGCGGCGGCGAATACGGCATGGTCGCTCGATCGGATCGTCGTGCCGGTGACGAGTGATGAGGCGCGGTCATGAACGTCCCGTTCACCTTTCGGGGCCAGATCGAACGCCTGCCAGGGGGCAGTTGGATCGCGCAGGCCATCCAGACGGCGATTACCGCGATCACCGCGACGTGGGATGTCCAGCACACCGACGACGGCGCGCACGGCGTGATCACGCTGGCAAGCACGACGGGGCCATCGATCCGGGCCGGCAGTGGGTCGCCGGAAGGGCTCATAACCGCTCCGGTTGGCTCGCTGTACCTGCGGACGGATGGCAGCACGAGCACGACGCTGTATGTGAAAACGGCCGGGACCGCCGCCACCGGCTGGACGCCAAAGTAGGAGACGCGCATGGTGAACAGTCCGCTTGATGACGAGAACGACCCGCAGCGCCAGCCGCGTCCGCCGCAGGGCATCGCGGTTGGAGAACCGAACCCGAATGCGCCGGCCCCCACGCCTCCGCCGCCGCCCTCGCCGTTCCAGCGCGAGCAGTTTCGCGATGAGATTAATGGCGCACCGAACGCCTATGACGTGCTCGCGAAGTACGGACTGCAGGCGGACAAGGCGGGGCGCGTCACACTCCCGACTGGCGAGACGATGGATGTGATCTACGGCGCCAGTGGAGGCGGTACCCGTGGGCAGTGGACGGGCGTCCCCGGCGGCGAGGCGAAGTTCGGCCAACAGGGCGGCATGGGCAGCGCGTCCGGCAGCATCGGCGCGAATGGGGCCACGAGCAGCGGCGGGTTTCAGGACCAGATCCGCGCGATGCTGCTGCAGCAGTTGCAAGGCGCGCAGCAGCCGGTTGATCCGAACAGCGCGGAAATTGCGGTGCCGTATCAGGCCGCGGCGATGGACGCGCAGCGGAACTTCGACGCCGAACGCAAAGCCCTTGCCGAACGGCTCTACGCTGAAGGCAACGGCACCGGCAGCAACGAACTGACGCAGGGGCTGCAGCAGAGCGCCGAACGCACCGCGACGGGCCTCGCCTCGCTGAAAGGTCAGTTGATGCAGCGGGCGGTGCAGGCACGCAAGGACCAACTGACCTCCCTGTTGAATCTCGCCATGCAGAGCGGCGATGCGGAGAGCGCGCGGGCGATTCAACTCCAGCTCGGGCAGCTCGACGCCTCGCTGCGGAGTCAGCAACTCGCGCAGCAGGCGAACCAGTGGAACGACTCGTTTGGGCTCCAAGGGGCGCAGTTCCAGTACCAGAAGGATCGCGATCTCGCCAACGCGGGGATGGGAGCGTAAGCGATGGCCGACACACATCGCGTGTGGCAGGGCGACAGCGAAGCCAGCATCGACAGCGTCAACCAGTGGATGCGATCGCAGCCCTGGTATCAGCAGCAACTACAGGCGTGGGGGCAAGACCCGAACAATGTCCATCTCTCCGATCAGCAGCGGCAGCAGATCGTCCGGCTCTCGCAGGCCAACGGGGCGGTGGTGGACGAGGGGCACATCGAGGTTGATCCGTCGGGGAACTTCAACCCGAAGGGGCACAAGCTGCGGAACGCGTTGATTGGGGCCGGCCTCGGCGCGGGTGCGATCTTCGGCGCGCCGGCGCTGATTGGGGCGCTGGGCAGCGGCGCGGGGGCTGGAGCGGCGGG